ACGTACAATTACTTAGAGAATGATGAACCCTTTGAGCGTTGCTACGAAGCAGTCAATGAAACCTTTTACAAAGCAAGAACAGGTAACAAGAAGCTTACGATTGAGTGCGGCTTCTGTTCATACAAACATAAGTGTTGGCCTACTCTACAAACGATACCCTCGTTAGTATCAAAGGCTAAAGAGAAACCAATAGTAGACTACGTACACATAGCAAAGGAAGCGGCATGACAAAATTTACATTAGATAATATGGAACACGAAGAGGACGACTTAACTGACGATCAAAAAAGTTTAGTACATGGAGTATCAATTAATCAGAACGCTATAAAACTGTTTGATGAAGTACTAGCGGCTCTACAAAAAGAAGGAGCAGTAAAACTAGGTGACTTAAGAGATGCTTTAACTGCGAAATCTAATGGCAAAGACGCGTAGGCACAGTGCATACAGGTATCGTAGCGGCCTAGAGAAACAGGTTGCTGCGTACCTAAAGGATAACCAAACTAAGGTTAGGTATGAGTTACTAAAGATTGAGTGGGAAGACTTGAGGTATCGTACTTATACCCCAGACTTCTTACTTGATAACGGTATCATATGTGAAACCAAAGGTATCTTTGATTCTGAAGATAGGCATAAGCATACTTGTATAAGACAACAGCATCCAGAGCTAGACATTAGATTTGTATTCAGTAATGCTAAAGCAAAGCTTTACAAAGGATCTAAAAGCACCTATACAGATTGGTGTGAGAAGAATAATTTTAAGTATGCACACAGGGTAATACCTGAGTCGTGGTTGAAAGAAAAAGGTAAACTAATAACAGTTGAACGAATAATATTAAAGACTGAGAGGAAAGACTAATGACTACACCAGCATACCTAACAGGCAATAGAAGTATATCTAAAGAGGACATAGTAAAAGAACCCTCTCACTATACTCGTTACGCTATAGAGCCAGTAACTTTTATTATGCAGAACAGATTTACTTTTGAGATTGGTAACATAATTAAGTACGCTAGTAGGGCAGGACATAAGTTGTATGAAGGTATGAATGCAGTAGAGTCAGAGATCACAGACTTAGAAAAGATAAGACGCTACGCAGAGATGCGTATCAATGTACTAGAGGGTAAGGATGTCCTATGAAATCTTTTAGTATAACATTTAGAATAGATGTAGATGATGAGGCAAACTTATTATCTTTGTACGAAGGCGGTCACGAACAGGATATAAGAGAACTGGTAGAGAATGTATTCTACGATATAGATGATATAAATATAAACAATATAAAAATACAAGAGAGGTAACAGTATGATAGCTCAAGGGGATTTAAAAAACATGGGGTACTTTGATAGTAAGTTAGATGTAAATGATACAATAGATCAGTTCACTGCCTATAGTGAATGGGTAGAGGGTATGATCATTACACCACCAGATCAACGCCTATACGAAAACTTATTCGGTTTGATGAGTGAGGCAGGTGAAGTTGCAGGCAAGATGCAAAAGACTATACGTGATTCTAAGTCTGTGTCTAAGGGTGACATGATTAAAGAGTTAGGTGACGTAGTGTTCTACGCTACAGCTATAGCTAATGCGTATAAGAGTTCTCTTAAGGAAGTTGTAGAAGTCAACATGGACAAGCTAAACAATCGTAAGAGACAAGGTAAAATCAAAGGCAGTGGAGACAACAGATAATGCAGTACCGATCCAATCTTAATCCTATGTTCAGATCTAAATTCTCTGAAGATATATTTAACCACAAGTATAGACACGACAACGCTGAAACTTGGGCGGCCTTAGCTCACACATTAGTTGAGGACGTATGTGTCTCACCTATTCAGAGTGGCGGCACAGATTTATATTTCAGTAAAGAAGATAGACAACAGCTAGAAGAATACATACGAGACATGAAGTTTATACCGGGTGGTAGGTACTTGTACTACGCAGGTAGACTTAACAAGTTCTTTAACAACTGTTACCTACTCAAGGCTGAAGAAGATACACGAGAGGATTGGGCTAACCTATCTTGGAAGTCAGAGAGTTGTCTGATGACAGGTGGTGGTATAGGTATTGACTACTCAGTATACAGAGGAGAAGGCACACCAATAAAGAGGACAGGTGGCGAAGCATCTGGTCCTATCCCTAAGATGAACATGATAAATGAGATTGGTAGAAGAGTAATGCAAGGTGGCAGTAGACGTTCAGCTATCTATGCTAGTCTTAACTGGCAACACGCAGACATTACTAAGTTCTTGGTAGCTAAAGATTGGGCATCAATGCCTGTAGGTAGCACGGGTAAAACCCTCTGGGATATAAAGCAAGAAGATTTTAACTTTCCTGCACCCCTTGACATGACCAATGTATCAGTTAACTACGACACTGATTGGTTACTTAACTACTACGAGACAGGTGAAGTAGGCCCTGTGTTTGCAGAGAACATCAAGCAAGCTATGAAGACAGCAGAGCCGGGCTTCTCGTTTAACTTTTTCGATAAAGAGAATGAGACACTACGTAATGCGTGTACTGAGGTGACTAGTGCTGATGATAGTGACGTGTGTAACTTAGGGTCACTAAACTTTGGACGCATAGAAACAATCTCAGAACTAAAAGATGTAGTACGATTAGCCACTATGTTCCTTATCTGTGGGACGTTAAAGGCACAGCTACCTTACGATAAGGTCTATCAAGTGAGAGCTAAGAACCGTAGGCTAGGTCTAGGCTTCATGGGTGTACACGAGTGGCTCATAAAAAAAGGATATAAATATGAGGTGTCACCCGAACTTCACCAGTGGCTATCCGTATACAAGGGAGAGTCAGATAAAATATCTAAAGAGTTTGCAGATAAGTTATCCGTTACGAGACCAGTAGCTAATAGAGCTATTGCACCTACAGGATCTATAGGAATACTGGCTGGTACTTCAACAGGCATTGAGCCTATCTTTGCTGTGGCATATAAGAGGAGATATTTAAAAGGTAATACACGTTGGGTGTATCAGTATGTCGTAGATAGTGCAGCTCAAGAACTCATTGATCTGTACGGTACTGACCCAGAGGATGTCGAGAGTGCGTTAGACTTAGCGTCTGACTACGAGAGAAGGATTAAGTTTCAAGCTGACGTGCAAGACTACGTAGACATGAGTATTAGTTCTACAATTAATCTTCCTGCGTGGGGTAGTAAACTTAATAATGAGGATACAGTAGAGGCTTTCGCTAATACGTTAGCGAGTTACGCTCATAGACTACGAGGGTTCACGTGTTACCCTGATGGTAGTCGAGGTGGTCAGCCGCTTACGTCTGTACCTTACAGTGAAGCAGTTGAGAAATTAGGTAAGGAGTTTGATGAACACGTAGAGACTCACGACATATGTGACATCAGTGGTAACGGAGGCTCGTGTGGAGTATGAGTATCATTAGAGAAGCAGAACAATACATCAAGAGTAAAAAGTATCATCTCATCAAAGGGCTAGCTGAAAAGCTAGACCCTTTAGAGACTTACATATCGGAGAACATGGATGATTCAGTAGAGAAAGATAAAGCTATTGAACATCTAACGGAAGTGTTTATGTGGTGTAAAAGATATACAGATATTAATAGGTAGAGTTTTTTTAATCAAAGATTCTTAATACATTCCAATTATCTAGAGATTTAATATTTTTTCTTGGTACATTAACATCTTCAGTTCTTACACCTAAAGCTTCGTTACGTTTTCTTCTTTGTCTTATGTCGTATCTTGATAATTCATTTATAAAAATCTTTAATTGCTTTGGAGATAAATCATAAACATTTTTTACAATGTTTCCCTTATCATTTTTAAATCTGCCACCCTGCATTACTTTTTTAAAAACGGTACTTACTTTTGTTTCTGATTGTCTTGTAGCTAATTGGTAATATAAATGTGCCATCTCATCTGCAGGATCAATAGAGTTCTGAAACATTCGTAGTGCATCTGCTTTAGCAATAGGTAGTATGTCTTGTTTCCATGTTAATTGTCTTTGTTCTAACGATAGTTTTTTATAGCCTTTGTCTAAATATTCTTGGGCCACATCGTTAAGTGCATCACCCATATAATAATTTAAACGGTTATTAACTTCAGGAAAAAAACTAGAGTATCCTGCTCTATAAAAAGGTAAACCTATTAAAGCCATAACTTGTCGGGCTGGACTTGTTTTATCATCTCTTTCTCCTAACACTCTCGTTACTGGTTGTGGCGTACGAGTTGACAAAGTAGCATCTCTTTTTTCTGTCTGTCCAAGTATTTCTGTTGAGTCTCCCATTAAGTCAAACCAACCTGTCATATATCTAGTGGCACTGTTTATTTTTTTATGTTTAATTTTATTATCAACAGTAATGTCATCACGCCCACTTTCTAATAGTAAAGATTGAGGTTCTAAACTCCTTGACACACCTGCAATTATGTTTGCAGTTTCTCCTAAAAGAATTTCCGTTACAACATTTTCTGTTTCTTTATTACCATTAAAAATTATGTCTTCAAACATGTCTTTTAATTCGCCTAACCTTCGTGATGAACCTCTAGTAAAAGCCTCTGGCCCAAATGCTTTAGCTCCATCTGCCCATAATCCAGCAGGAATACTACCATCTCTAATTAAGTGTGCGCCCATCTGTCCTATCCAAGATGCTTGTGCGAAAGGGTATTCGTATCTAATATTTATAATAGAACCATCTGATTGTCTTCGTTGATCCCAACTTAGTCCTGCTTCTAAGTCATTTAATCTTGCAGTAGACATATAAATTAAACCTACCCAAGTAATTGCACCTCTAGCAGTTAACTCTCCTATGTCTCTGTCTAGTTCTCCTGCTTCTCTTTCTGCTCTTGTTGTTGGTTGTTTTGGTTTTTCTTTACCTGTTTCTGCTGCTCTTCTTGCTGCTTTATTTTTAGCATACTTTCTAAAAGTATGTTGAGCAGCACTAATACCTGAGTGTTCAATTTGAAAAGCAAGAGTCCCATTAAAAAACTGACCAAAAGGTCCGTATGTCCCAAAGATTGCCATTTTTCTCATTTGCTCAATGGCATTAACTACACTTTGCCAAGCTTTCTTAGGGTTCTTTGTGTAGTAAGACATAGCAAAAGTATTACGTTGTGCTTGTGCTACAGCAGCAGATGTTACACCAGCCCACTCTGGATTTTCAACCATCTTCCAAGCATCAGGGTGTTCCATAAATTCATCAATACCCATGTTATATTTTTTTCTTACAAGCATATCTAAATTAGTCATAAACTCTACGGACTTAGTGTATATGTCTACTGCTTTAGTTCCATATATTTTTTGCCCTAAATCAAAGTAACCATCCACCCATCGTTTAGGATTAAGTACGCTTCTAGATTCTTCTTTTTTTATTATGCCCATGTAGGCAGGAAAGTCTGTAACTTCTATGCCACCGTTTGCCCACTTCATTAGTTTATCTA